TTCCCAGTGGCCTTATCCGGCAAGTGTCCGAGGCGAGTTTCGCCCGAAGCCGGTGGAGGTCACTTTTGCCGTTCTGGGACTTCCTCCGAAAGCAAGAACCGGGCGACGTAGCAGTCGCCGTCCCGCTCAATTATGACGTTGGACAGGCGACCTACCCGGACGCCAGCTTTGAATCTTTCGCCACCGAGGGATACGCCAAGTCCGAGATCGTCCACGCTTGCATCCGCGAGCTGGCGGTCAGCGCGGCCTCTCCCAGGTACTACGTCCAGGCTCCCGCCACCGGCGGCGGCTCCGTTGAAATCACCTCCGGCCTCCTTCACGACCTGACCTCCAAGCCCAACCCGACCTCCGACTGGTACAGTTTTATCGAGACCCTGGTCACATTTCTCAACGTGGCCGGGAATACCTACACCCTCAAGGAGCGCAACCGCTCCGGCAAGGTGTCCGCGCTTTACCACCTCCGACCGGACAGGGTGCGTATCATCGGCGGGGATCACGGCGCCGAGGGATATATCTACACGGTCGGCGGGAAAGATTATCCCATCCCACGGGAGGACATCTGCCACCTCGCCCTCCCGAATCCCGGCGGCGACCTTTACGGCCTGAGTCCTCTGCAAGTCCTGGCCCGGAACGTCAACCTCGACTTGAATATGACCGACTTCGCCAAGACGTATTTCCAGAACGCTGGTGTCCCCAGTGGCTTATTGAAACTCAAGCGGCGCCTCAACACCCAGGAGGAAGCCTCGGTCATCCGGTCCCGTTGGCGGTCCCAGTTTGGTGGGCGGAATAATTTCCACCGCATCGCCATACTCGATGAAGACGCGGACTACGTCCCGATGGCAAACGCTCCGAAAGATATGGCCCTCCCGGAACTCCACAACCTGACCGAGTCCCGCATCTGCGCGGTCTTCGGCGTCCCGGCCATCCTGGTCGGGGCCAACGTAGGACTCCAACGCTCGACCTATTCCAACTACCGCGAGGCCCGGATGGCCTTTCACTCCGAGACCCTGGAGCCGATGGTTAGCAGAATCCTCCGGCATCTGAACCGGAACCTGTTTGACGATTATCCCGGCAACGAGACCCTGACCGTGGACTGGGCCGAGATGCGCTCCGGCCTGGACGACCGCGAGGCGATGACCTCCAGAGTCACCGGCTTATTCGCCGGCGGCATCCTGACGCTGAACGAGGCCAGGGAACAACTCGGCCTCCAGGCCGTCAGCGACGGCGCGATCCGGCGCATCCCCGCCGCCATCTTTGAAGTGGCCGAAGGAACACCGGCCCCGGTGGCCGTTGGCGCCGCTCCGGTGGAGGAGTCTTTGCCGGTCGGAACGCTCAAGGAATGGGACGCCATCCCGGAATTGAAGGCGCCGAGGGTAGCGAGACGGGCCGGGATATTACGCCGCCAACTCCTGGAGGACCGGGAGGAGGAGACCGACCAGATGGCGAAGCGGGTCCAGCGGCACTTCCGCGGACTACGCAACCGGGTGGACGGCATCCTGGGACGGTGGATGGAGCGGACCAGCTCCGACTCCAAGGACTTTCCTCCTGGCTTTGATCGCTTCATCTTGGACTTACCGGACGGAATAGCCGACCTCCAGGCCATCATCGAGCAAGCGATGCTCCGGATGTCCAAGAAGACGGTGGATGCCATCAACACCATCGGCGTTGCCGGGACTCTGGAGTGGACGGAGCGATTGCCCTTTGTCGAGGCGGTCTTAGTCCAGGCGCCAGCCAGGGCGACGATGATCCACCGGACGACCAACCGGGCCATCCAGCGGGGCGTGACCATCGCCCTTGAGAATGGCTACTCCATCGCGCAACTGGCGCGGGGCGTCCCGACCGCCGACCCTCCATTCCCTGGTCTCCGGTCCATCCTGACCGAGACCGAAGCCCGATCCCGGCTCATCGCCCGGACGGAGGTCATGCGGACCCAAAATCTGACCTCGGTCGGTTTCTTCAAAGAACAAGGATTCTCATATGTGAGGGCCGACGATATAGATGGCGATGCCAGCGATACATACATCGACCCTGGCGACCCGTATGGCCGTACGTGCGCCGAGCGTCATAACCAGATATACACCGTGGAGCAAGCCCAAGACATTGACGACCATCCCAACGGGACGCTGAACTGGCAACCGATGCCCAGGGATTACCGACCGGAGGAGACCGTAGTATGATCAACAAATTTTACATCTCGGACGCCAAAGTCCTGGACGACCGCGCCGGTATTGTCGAGGCATACGTCAACACGATGGGCGTCCGGGACGCGGACGGGGACATCATCGACCCCGGCGCCTTCAATGCCTCCATCAAGTCCAACCTTCCCATCCCGGTACTGGCCGGACACGACCAGAGCAAGCTGGTGGGCAAGGTGCTATTCGCCCAGTCCGAGCCGACCGGCTCCGCGGACGAGCATCGGCTATATACCCGGATGCAATTAAACATGGAGACCCAGGCCGGACAGGAAGCCTATAGCAACATCGCCGGCGAATACATCCGGGAGTGGAGTGTCGGATTTAACCTCCCTGCCGGGGATGCGGTCGTCTATGACCGGGCCGGCAAGGAGACCACCCGGCGCATCCTAGACCTGGACTGGGTCGAGGTGTCAGCGGTCATCCGCGGCGCCTCGCCTTCAACGTCAACCATCGCGGCCAAGTCCGCGACCGTCAAAGCCCCGGACACCTACTCCACCAGGGAGGAGGCCGAGGCCAGGGCTGACGCGTTGGGATGCTCCGGCGCCCACCGGATGGAGGTAGACGGGGAGTCCGTCTGGATGCCCTGCCGGACCCATTCGGCATATGAGACCGCCGCGGAAGGGAGCCGTTATGCGGCCCCGGACCCGGAGGTCAAGCCTTACCCCAACTTCCACGCTTGCCGCATCCTGGAGCCGGACGCCTTCGACCGCTTCCGGACATCCTCCGAGACCATCGAGGACGGGGACTTTGACGGCAAGTCGGTTGAGATACTTTTCGGACGCCACGCCGAATCCGGAGCGTGGTCATTAACGTCTTACCGGATGCCAGCCGAGGAGTGGTCGGAGACCGAGGCCCGGTCGTTCTGCCGCGCCCACGACGGCATCTTGTTTGAACCAGCTACCGGCGAGTCCATGTCGGACGATCCAGTTGGCGCCGCCTCTAACACGGTCACGATGACCGCCTCGGACACGGCCAGCCATCGGTTACGCCTCGCCCGGATGCGCCTTGAATTGCAAACAAACAGATAAGGAGACACTGAATTGGATACAAAAGAACTGAGAAGCCAAGCCGGCGCTCTGCTTGACCAGGCCCAGGTGGCTATGGATCAAGGCGAGATGGACACCTTCCGGCGGTTGGTTGACGAGGCCCAGGTCACCATGACCAAGGCCGACGAGATCGACGCCGCCGCCTCCCAGGTGCGGAAGCTCCGCGGGGAATTTAATCAGCCGCTGAACGCGGTCCCGGTGACATCCAGCGATGTGGCGATCCACAACGCGATGGACACCACCGCCCGGACCAAGGGCGATTACAAGCCGGCGTCCTGGGTGAAAGGACTCCCGGCGATGGCACAGCCATTGTGGGTCCAGGAGCAGATGGGCGACAACGTCAAGGACGAGGCCCGGTTCATGACCGACGCCTTTATCAAGTGGTTCCGGTCACCGTCTGAGGACATGTTCTGGAAGACCGCCAGCCCGGACGAGATCAAGGCCATGCAAGAAGATACGGATGCCGAGGGTAAAGTTAACTGCCCCCTCATGTAGTGATATATGAGTAAACATCGGGTGAATTGCTGGGACGCTAAATCGAAAGATAAGCCAATCAGCAGCCAAGCCGACCGAACGGGTAAGGGTAGGTCGGAAGGTTCAGAGACTAGAGGGTGAGAACCGAATCAATAAACCTCACAAGCGCCCGACAACTCCCAGGAGTTGAAGATATAGTCCGACCTCATGGGAAACCATGAGAGGCCAACAGAAATGATTGGCCCCCTGGAAATGCCAGGAGTAACAAAGTGGGTTTCTTCGTCCCGGAACAGTTCCTTGCACAGGTCATCCATGACACGGGAGTCCCAGGCTCCCAGCTTCGGCCCCTTTGCACCGTCATCCGGGTCGCATCCAAGGATGGGTACATCCCAACCCTGGCATCCGCGACATGGGCGGCAATAGCGGAAGAAGCCGCGCCGACCGAGTCCACGCCGGTGGTCGGCCAGGTCAACTTCTCCATCGAGAAGTCCGGAGGGCTGGTCAAGGTCAGCCGGGAACTCCTGGACGACTCGGCCATCAACCTCCCGGCGTTCCTGTCGCAGATATTCCAGGAGGCCGCTGGACAGTTCGAGGACGTTGGCATCATCAGCGGCAATAACACGACGCAATATGCAGGCATCATGTCCGATGGGGATGTGGCGTTCTACACGATGGCCGGTTCGACCGCGGTCGTAGGGGCTGACTTGATTGGGACTTACTACGCGCTCAACGCCCAGCACCGGGCCAACGCCTCATGGGTGATGAAGTCCGCCATTGCGTCACTCATCAACTCGATCGCGATCACTGCCGCCGGGGTCCATAGCATCCCAAGCCTGACCGCCGCGCCGGCAGACTTCATCCTCGGCAAGCGGACCGTCTTAACCGATGTGACGTCTGGCTTGGGTGGGAACATCACCTCAACAGAGAAGATAGCCATCTTCGGCGACTTCAAACAATATTACATCTTCGATCGGGTGGGCTTCACCATCCGCCGGAACGACAGTCTATACATGGGCAATGACCAGGTAGGCTTCTTCGCCACCCGCAGGGGTGACGGACAAGTCGGCCTCGCCGCCGCCTTCAAGATTCCACGCGCCGCCTAATCAGCGGTCACCTAATCAGGGGCGGGGCTACGGTCCCGCTCCTCAACCAAGGAGGACAAGATGCCCAATGTAACTTGCATCCAGAATTTTTCTGATGGGAGCGGGATGGCTTACGAGTCCGGCGTGGAGTACGACGTACCAGCCGCGATCCTCAAAGCCAATCCTGACTACTTCAAGCAATCCGGAACGGCAGAGAATAAACAGGCCGACACCGCCGAGGACAAGTCGGCGGATGAGGCCACCGAGGAAGTCACCGAGGACGCTGAATAGTGGCGACTCGCCACACATACGCCTCGTCGGACGACCTCCGGGACTACCTGGCCGGGACAAGTTTCTCGTCCGGGTGGACGAGTGACGCCAGCAGCATCCGGCGGATCCTGGAGGCATCGTCCCGGCGTATCGATCTCTACTGTGAGGGCGGGACATTTGGGCCGCTGACCGAGACCCGGTTCTATGACATCGGGTCCGGGTCATTGGTCCAGTCTCCCCAGTACGCCGTCCTGGCCGGAACGGACGCCATCGCGACCACGGTCTCCTTGGCGAACGTCATCCCGCTGGACGGCTGGCTGGTCTCCACGACGACGGTCACCGCTTACGACGACACCGACCGGGGAGCCAGCACGGTATTGACCGAAGGTTATAACG